CCCTAACCAAGTTGGTTGTTGACTGCTCAACAGGCGAACAGACCATTGTCGAACTGACCGCTGAAGAAATCGCACAGCGCGAAGCAGATGCTCAGGCTTATGCCGAGGCTAAGGCGATCAAGGATGCGGAGATTGCTGCAAAGGCTACTGCCAAAGCAAGCGCCATTTCAAAGCTCGGCGCGCTCGGTCTAAGTGATGCAGAAATCGCCGCGCTAACCGCATAGTAAACTAGCCATAGGCCTACGCAACCTAACCCCATAAGGAAACCCCTAATGCCTGAGCCTACGAGCGACAAGATGCTTTTCCAGATTGTGCAAGACCTTGCCGAAATCAAGGCCACAGTTAAGAACTATGCCGATTTGGAATTGCGCGTTCGCGACCTAGAAAAAGCGCGTTGGTCTAGTGCCTGGGTTACAGGTATTCTCTCTGCCGCTATTTCAAGCGGTGTTGTTTTTATGATTATTAAGGCGTTGGGCTAATGGCTAAGATGCAATACTTTGAACCGTTTCCGGGCAACCGTGGCGACGAGCTTGGCAATATGGCCAGTTACCGCACTCACCCGCACCGCGGATCTGATTGGGGTAAGAAAGCTGCTATTGGTGGTAAGTCTGTTAAGGCTATGACTAATGGTCGTGTCAAGGCTGTTTTCTGGTCTGATGTTTTGGGTTGGACTGTTACGCAGTCTACTGGCGATGGTCTTTATATTGAGTATTCTCACTTGTACCCTAAGCCTGAGATTGAGATTGGAACTTTGCTTGAAGGTGGCAAGACTGTCGTTGGTAAGGTTGGCGGCGGTAAGGATACCCCTAGCGGTTCTGCTTCTACTGGCGCACATCTTCACACCGCGGCAGCCCCTATCGAGTTTGGTTTGAACGTTCACACGGTCGATGCAAAACACTTGGTTGATTTGTTCAAGCACATTGACGCAAATAAGACGGCCGCCTAATGAGTATCAAACGCCGCGCTAAAGCTGTTGCCGCCGTTGTCGCTACCCTAGTCTGGCGTGGCTTTGGTTTGTTCCTGTTCATTTTGGGCGCTTCTGCGGGTGTTGGTGCGGTTGTTACTGGCGACTGGATTAACGGTGTTGTTATTGCCTGGTCTACTTTGATGCTGGGCGTTATTGGTGCTATCGGTTATGCGATTGCTACGACTGGCGAAGCAAGCCCGGACACGGTGGCTAAGGCTACTCAGGATGCTGTGCAGAAGGCTCAGGAAGCCGCGAAGAAGTAGTTCGCGCTAGACGCTTCAGGTCTGCGCGTTCTCGGGGCAACAAACCGCCCCAGATTCCGTAAGATTCGTTACCGATAAGCGCGTACTCTAGGCACTTCAGACGAATCGGGCATTGATTGCAGATGATTTTCGCTAGTCGGATATCTCTTTGAACCCCGGCTTCCCAGTCGTCTGGAAAAAACACGTCTGGTAGTTGCGCGCATTCCACGCCGTCATTGTCGTCTATGGCCTTTATTAGTTCAATGTAGGCGCGCGTAACGGCTTTGTCTTGATTTTGTCCGAGGTCAAACATACCCTTTAGACTAACTGTCAAATACGAAAAGGCGAAATGTGCAAAAACTATCTGAGTCACCGTTTGAAACGGTTAAGGTTATTGGCGATTTTGAGAACGGATCTGCTGGCTGGCACGAGCTTAGAAATCAACCAGGTGTAATTGGTGGGTCAGATGTTGGCGTTATTCTCGGTCTGTCACCTTGGAAAAGCCCTCTCAGCCTTTACCACGAGTCGCTAGGCGCGGTTTCAGGCACGGTCGAACAATCTATGCCGATGAAGATTGGCACAGCCTTAGAACCGGCTTTGCTCGCTTTGTTCGAATCTGAGCATCCAGCCCTTGAAGTGTTTACGATTGGCACTTTAGGTCACGTTGAACACGAATGGGCGCATTGCAACGTCGATGGGTTGTACCGCAACTCGGTCGGCGACTGGGGCATTCTTGAACTCAAGTTTTCTAGCCAGTTCTGGGATAACGAACCGCCAGCGAACTACCGCGCACAAGTGATGTATTACTTGCACGTTACAGGGTTGAAGTCTGCGAAGATTGCCGGGCTTGTTGGTTCGCGCTGGGTTGAACACGATATTGAGTATGACGAGTTCGAAGCGTTGGCTTTATGGGATCAGGTCGTTGCGTTTCGTAACGCGGTTCTCACGGAAACACCGCCAGCGTTTGACGGCTCAGATTCTACCTATCAGACGATGCGTGAACTGTACCCGGTTGGTACGGATGCTGAAGAAGAACTTGGCGAGTTGGGCATTAGTTTGTGTAACGCTTATGACGCTTTCAATGCGGCTAAGGCGCACTATACGGAAATGCAGTCGCGCACGTTGGAAGCTTTGGGCGATAAAAAACACGGCGTTGTTGATGGAATTCGGGTATGCTCTAAACAACAAAAGGGTGCTGGGTTGCCTTACCTAGCAATGAAGGGAAGAAAATAATGGCAATGTTTGATTTGGCGCAATACGCGACCGTAGCGGAACGTATTCAGGTTCTTTACAAAGAGTACCCGGATGCGCGAATTATTACCGAGAACTTGACTACGCTGCAAGATCGTCAGGTTTCAACCTGGGTATTCAAAGCGACCCTCTATTTGACCGATGCTGATCAGGAACGCGGTTTGCCCAAGGCTACTGGTCACGCTTTCGAAATTGATGGTCAGGGTATGGCCAATAAAACGTCGGCTATGGAGAATGCCGAGAGTTCGGCCGTGGGAAGATGTTTGGCTTTGGCTGGCTGGTCTGGCAACAAAAAGCAAACCGCGTTGGCTTCTGCTGAAGAAATGCAGAAAGTTGCTCGCGATGTGACCCCGGTTGCCCCGGCACGACCTTGGCTGCTAGAAGCGGAATCGTTGGCTAAGTCCGGCGATATTGTCGCTTTGCGTAGTCTGTACTCGGATGCGGTTCGCCTAAAGGTGAGTGCGCCGATTCTGGAAAAGATTAAAGAGATTGCAACTAACGCCAACTGATTACCGCATTTTGCTGGCTTCGATTGTTGAAGCTCGCGAAACTTATCACGCTTTGATGGGTGCAGGTCAAACCAATACGGCTGACAAAATGCACGACGATATTATCGAAAGGATGGAACGGCTTGAACTCGGGCAATACTATTACGGACACAATCGGGGAACTGCGACACCTTCAGACGGAGATGGCTAAGGGTGTCCAGGCGTTGTTTGATGCTGAAGTGAAGTTAGCGGATGCTGAACACGCGTACGAGCGCACGGTCAATCTTTCGTTTCTAAACAATACGGGTATTGAGAAGGAGCGAACGGCGCGATCCAAGTTGGATGCGGCCGAGGAACGGTTGCAAGCGGATTTGGCTAAGGCTAGTTTGAATCGAGTTCGTGCCAAGTTGAAGATGTTGGAGTTGCAACAGTTGTCGACTCAGACGATTAGCCGTTTGATTGAAACTGAATTGAAGGCGTTGCGATGATTGTTTTGTTGTTGTGGATGGGTGGGCTAATCGGGCTAACCGCTGCGTTCACTACTGGCTTTTGGTGGTCTGTGTTGTTTTGGATTGAGTTGCAGTTTATGCAGTTAGAAAAAGACGGTTATGACACCGAAAGAATTTGAAAAGTATCTAGCCCGTGATGTGCGCTGTTCTCATTGTGGCCGTGCAGACGACACGCTCGTTATTCAACATCGAGCTAACCGGGGGATGGGTGGTTCTAAGCGCCGTAATTCGCCCGCTAATTTGTTGGTGTTGTGTAGTGAAGTTAACGGGCTGATTGAGTCGGATGCGGATTGGGCTGCGACTGCTAAACGGTTTGGGTGGAAGTTGGAGTCGTGGGAAGACCCCGAGGTTGCCCCTGTTTATGATGTTGCCATTGGTGTTTGGTCTTTGCTTGATAACGATATGAATCGTTACGCGTTACTTGCATACGATCAAAACGATGTATAGTAATCAAGTGCAATACGCATGATAAAATAAATGGGTAGCCAGCTTCAACCAAGCAACTGACTACCCTACCGATAAACAGACTATCGGCAATTGCTATTTTAGCAGAGTTGCCGGGAAACGAGCAACACAAATGCCCTGGTTCAAAGTAGACGACGGTTTTTCAACCTCTCGCAAAGTAATCCAAATCCCCCGCCGTGACCGCCTTCAAGCAATCGGTTTATGGACTATGGCGGGCAACTTCGCAGCTCGCGAACTCACAGACGGATTTATTCCCGCCTATGTGCTAGATGAACTAGGCGCGCCAGACGAACTAATCGAAACGCTAATCGCTGTCGGCCTATGGGATCGACTAGAGAACGGCGAAATCTGGTTTCACGATTGGTGCGAATATCAACCAAGCGCTTCTGCGTATCGTGACAAGCAAGAAGCATTGAAGGTCAAGCGTTCTGAGAATGGCAAGAAGGGCGCTGGAATGCGTTGGCAAAAGCCAAGCGATGGCAAAGTTATAGCGAACACTATGGCAAACACTATGGCAAATGCTATGGCAAACGAATGGCAAATGGATGCCCCCGAACCCGAACCCGAACCCGAACCCGAACCAATTACTTCTAACGAAGTAATTAAAAACCAGCAAAACGCTTTTGACGAATTTTGGGCTGTCTATCCTCGACGAGCTTCGAAACCAACAGCGCTCGCAGCATTCACAAAAGCCACCAAAAAAGCAACCGTTGCCGAAATCGTCGACGGGGCAAGCCGTTACGCCACAGACCCTAACCGGGTAGACGCATACACGAAGTTGCCCGCAACCTGGCTAAACCAAGAATGTTGGAACGATCCGCCATTGCCCGCACCCGCAGGGAACGCGAAAGAACGCCAACGAGAACAAGCCGCTGCCGAATTCATGGCAAGCTTCAACCAGCCTTTAGAGATAACTACGAACCCGGATTGGGCATAAAATGAACAGCGAAGAAACCAAACAGATTCTCGATTTTGTTGCCGCCGCAGACGGTCGCAACGTGACAGCACAAACCTACGGGGCTTGGCATCTCGTCATTGGCCACCTAGGGTTTGACATCACCCGCAACGCAACACTCATGGCGTTACAGGATACCGATATCCGCTGGGTCGAACCGAAACACATTCTCGCCAAGGTAGCAAAACTGGTCGCTGCAAAAGAAGCCGATGAACGTCGCGAACGCGCACTAACAGCACAAGTAGAAAACCAAGGCTCAGCAATGCCAAACTGCAAACACGGCAAAGGCCTACTGTACTGCGACCCTTGCTGCCACCAAGCAGCCATCAACGCAGGACTAATCGCAAACAAGCCATACAGGATGAAGACAAATGTTTAGAATTTCGCTAGGCTTAGTTTCGTGGAAGAACGCAACCTATGCGCACGCTGTGGAGTCGCATGGGAAAACCCGAAACGCAAACGCCCCGATCCGTTATGCGTCGATTGTCGCGCCCGGCCAGCCAAAACCATCAAATACGGGGCGGAACGTTGCATTCCCTGGCAAGGCGACTTTACCAAGCATGACGAACCAATGTTGCACGGTGAACTATTCCTACCGGGGCAACGCATATGCAACCATTCCGACTGCTGCAACCCGTTGCATCTCAAAAATGTCTTAGACGACGTATAAATTTAATCAACCCCTAAAGAAAGTGGATACCAATGGCACAAATCACCTTTACAGGCTTCGTTGAAGACTGGACTAAGGCAACCCCGCAGCACCCGGATTGGGCTATGCGAGTTAGTGAACCGCACCGCAAGAAGGATGGCGAAGCATGGGTCACTATTGGCCGCACCTATCGCACCATTAAAGCTGGCTGGGAATCTGGCATCGACTTTAGCCAGTTCAAGAAGGGCGATTTGGTCGAGATTGCTGGCAAGGAAATCACCGAGTCAAGCGAAAAAGACGGCAAGCGTTACGACAACCTAGTCGTAAAGGCCGATACTGTGACCGTCAAGACTGCGGCGAGCGCTGTCAAGACCATTCTTGCACCCGCACCGCTAGACAACCTACCGTTCTAATGTTTACGATTACGGTCGAGGGCATTCCCGCAACTCAGGGCAGTAAGACCCTTTACCGTGGTCGCATGGTCGAAGCTTCAAAGAAACTACCAGCATGGCGTAAGGCGATTATGGTTGCCTGTTATGCCGAGTTGTTGAAACAGGGCAGACCTGATCCGCTGGATGAGCCGCTCAAGCTCACCGCGTTTATTTTTCTACCTCGCCCGGCTAAACCTAAGTGGGAACGGTTGCCAGCATCAAAACCCGATGTAGATAAATTGGTTCGCGCAATTTGCGATTCTTTAGTCTTGGCCGAGGTCATCAAAGACGATGCCCTAATCGTCGAGTTGCAGGTTAAAAAGTTGTGGGCTGGCGAGGTTGCTTCAGGCGCTCAAATCTCGTTAACCAAATCGTTATAAAAAACTTGCACGAAATGCTTCAAATTCCATCCCAAACAGGTTAGTGTTTATTTATCAGCCAACGCGGTTGAAGTTTCAGGGAAGGAAACAAATTGAAAATAGCATTAACGGTAGGCGTTATCATCGCCGCATGGTGGGGCGTAGAACACATTCCAGCCCCGCTAGTCACCCCGCTAGCACTACTAGCCCTAGCAGGTATCTTCACCGGGCTAATCATCGCTGGCATCAAGTGGGTGCGCAATGCCTAAAGCTCGTCTAACAGACCCTATAACGTCACACGAAGCCGCATCAAGTGTCACAGGGCTAACAGCAACCAAACGCGCAATCCTTGACTTGCTCAAATACCCGGCAACAGACGAAGAACTGGTCAACCGCTACCAGTCAATAGCACGCATCGGCCTAGCACCAATGGCCAGCCCGTCTGGCATCCGATCACGCCGCCACGAACTACACACGGCCGGATTCGTAAAGCCACTCGATTACTCAAAGTCACTAACAGGCCGTCGCGCGCTTGTTTGGGGTTTAGTAGTACAATAGAAATGTAAAACCCCAGCGATGATGGACACATCCTGGGGCATGATCGAACTAGTTAAGGAGTTCAATTGTCTAATCTTACCAAACGCAATCGGAATCATCGAACACACGCTAACCTACAAGATGTTTTTGCGCGATCTAAGCGCGTCGAATCAGGTTGCATCGAATGGCAACTAACTAAATCAAATGGTTACGGTCAGCTGTATATCAATCGCAAAATGACCAGTATGCACCGATGGGTTGCAACACTCGTTTACGGCGCACCTAAAGCAAACCAGTTTGCCTTGCACTCGTGCGACAATCCAAGTTGCGTTAACCCGGATCACTTACGATGGGGAACGGCAGCAGAAAACAGTCGTGAAGCCGTAGACCGGGATTTATATCTTCGTGGGCAAGAAAATCCATTCGCAAAACTCACCAATTTACAGATACCGCAGATTCTAGAAGCAATCGCTGCTGGCGAATCAATGACTGCGGTAGCGCGTAAACTCGGCGTATCGCGTACGTGCATTAGCGATGTAGCACGAGGCCGCACCTGGCAAACTGAAGTAGCAATTTACAAAAAGGGGTTAACAAATGTCTAGTCCAATTTTTGACGAACTAAGCGCCAACATTGACGCGCTAAAAGATGCCGCTTACAAGCGCGGCCACCTAAAAGCACGCGTTGAAATGCTTGAAGCGCTAAAAACCATCAATATCTCAATGATTACGCCCGAAAAATTGTTCCAACAGGTCGTAGAACTACTCGGCGACATCAAAACACCAACAAAAGCGCCAAAAACTCGTGCAAAGAAGGTCGCATAATGCTAGATATCACTCAGCAAGCCTTCAACCAGGCAATTAAAGACGCTTTCGAAGCCGGAGTTGAATCTGGGAAGCGCGAACAGTACGAAATCATGCTTAATGAGCTTGAAAATCTCAATCTGGAGTACAAACTCAAAAAAGCGCCCGGTTTGGTGTTCGTAGCCATCCGAATTATGACCAAAAGGTTACGCCATGAGTTCTAAAACGTGTTCAATTGACACTTGCACCAGTCGCGCTGCCGCTCGCGGCTACTGTACTGCGCATTATCAATCACAACGCAAAAAAGGGCTGCTAGTCAACCGCGAAAAGCCAATTTGTACAGTCGCCTACTGTGGCCACCCGAATTATGCGCGCGGATTCTGTGCAAACTGCTACCAGTCATATCTGAAAGGCCGAAATCGGCCAGATAAGACCAGTTGCATGGTTGAACATTGTCCAGGCTTCGTATACCGTGAAAATCATTGTATGCGGCACTACAAAGTGCTATACCCGGCATCGGAAATCAACAAAAGCGACTGCGTAACCAAAAACTGTACAGAACCCCGTTACCACAAATCAGCAATGTGCAAGAAACATTTCCAAGCACAACAAGCCCTGTTTGCTCGCAAGCGACAGGAGAAAAGGGAAAAAATGCAAGCAAAACGCCTAGCAGCACAACTAGCAGAAGACGCTAAGCCACGTTGCGTTGAAGACGAATGCAATAAGGCCGCCTGGTCGATGGATCGCTGCCAGTTGCATTACAACGCATGGAAAACTGCCGCCACTCAGGCAGAAGACTTCTGGTCATTCGTTAAAACCGAGCTGAATTTGGAAAACGCCTAATGAAAATAACCGTTTGGACTTTACCTAACTGCGTGCAATGCCAGCAGACAAAGAAGCAGTTCGATTCAATGGGCATTCGTTATGAAGAAAAAGCGTTAGATTCTGACCCGTTCAAGGCCGACTATTTCCGGGCTAGGGGTTTGCTTACCGCGCCTATCGTTGAAACCGATGTCAAGCTTTGGGCGGGTTTCCGTTTGGATAAGATTCGCAGCCTTGCCGCGCACCTAAAATCTTTGGGCGAGGTGGATAAGGTCGAACCGTATATTGTTATGGAAGCGCCGGGCAAAGAAGCGCGTGAGTTGTATCGCAAGGAAGGCGAACAACGCGAGCGCCAACGCATCATCAAGTTGCTAGAAGAAGCAGAATGTCAGGGCGAAGACGACTGGTGCGGAACTATCGGACAGGCCATTGCTCTTATCAAAGAAGAAAAGTAATGCCTGAAACGGAATACACGAAGGGATACCGTGCCGGTTATGACTTTGCCCGCGCCGAAACCCAAACGCGCATCATCGAATTGCTAGATAAAGACTATTGGCATAGTCAACTATTCAATTTCTCAGAAGTAATCTGCCTCGCAGACTGTGAAATGTGTAAAACTATCGCTCTTATCAAAGGAATGAAATAATGAAATATCGTTTTGAATGCGCCGAGTGCGGCTACGCCTATAAATCTTTTTGGTATGAGCCAAATTGGATTGCCAGGCGCTTTTACGAAGCGGATCACATATCGTTTCATCACAACAGTTGGCTAAATGATTACCCTAGTCAATGGAAGCGTTATGGCGCTGAAATCGAACGCGCACGCATTATCAAGTTGCTTGAAGAATATTTAGCGTTGACTGAGTATTCTGAGCAAGTCGAAGACGCGCAGTCAAATCCGGAATGGACTAACGGCTTTCAGTCGGCTATTGCGCTTATCAAAGGAGAAAAGTAATGCCTGAACTTATGGAAGCCGCAGAACTGCTTGATTCGCCGCTTATCTGGTCTGCCGATATGGATCAGATACGTTACCACCTAGCCGGAATACTCAGGGCAATACAAGAAGGGCGCGACCCTGAACCCTATGCCAATGACCTCGCTGAAACACTACTTAACGAGTTTCATAACAAAATCGGTATAGGCTAGAACCATGAGCTTACTCAACGGACTTACGCCACCCCCGCGCGCCTACTCATGCAAAGTGCGAACCATCGCCAGCCAACTCGAAGAAAAAGATGCCAAGATTCTTATCGACGCAGTAAACAATTCAGAACTATGGCCATCACGCACCCTATGCAACGCGCTCCAAGAACGCGGAATCCAACTCAGCGACCTAAGCATTACCCGCCACCGCAAAAAGTTGTGTAGTTGTGCTGGATGACCTACACCCGGCAGCCAAAGTAGAAGCACCTAGCGGATGGCGACCAGCCGTCGAGTTCGATGGCACAACGGGGGAAGCAACAACACAAGGCATAGAAGGCCAGCCAGATTTTGAAGCATTCCTTCGAGAACGTGGATACGACCCGGCAGAATACGAAGTTATAGGCAACAGCGTACGCACGTCGCAATGGCAAGTAGCATCACCCTGGCCAGCAGAACCACGCTGGCTAACCTCGTACCGTTTTCATTTTCGCAAGCGCACCAACGCCGGGATAGACCTACCGCTGCTATACGCTGAAGCTAAACGAGGTATAAAGAAACCCTTACGATTGGTTAGCGACAAAAACAATCGTAAGGCGTTAGTAGTAGCCCTAGCAGACTTCCAACTAGGTAAGGTCGACCACCGCGGCGGCAGCAAAGAAACCATCGCCCGCATTCTAGAAACCTACGACCGCATAGAAGCACAGTTCAAGGCCGGCAAATACGAGCAGATTATCCTGGCCGATGTAGGCGATATCGTAGAAAACTTTAGCAACGCAGCCAGCGAGCAACAACAATACTCAAATGACCTATCGCTAATGGATCAAGTAGACGCAGCAACAACCCTAATCTGGGATATCGTCAAACGAGCCAGCCGATACACAGACCAAGTAACCTACGCATCGGTAGCATCGAACCATTGCCGATTTAAAATCAACAAACAAAACGTGGGCAACCCTGGTCAAGACGACTGGGGCGTTATGATAGCCAAGCAAGTACACCGCCTAGCAACAGAAACCGGGCTACCAGTCAAGGTACTAATCCCTAACCCGCAAGACGAATCACTCGCTTACGACGTATTCAATGACGGCTTCCATGTCCTAGGCATATGGCACGGCCACCAATGCGGTTCACCCGATAAGGTCGGCCAATGGTGGAAAGCTCAAGCATTCGGACAACAGCCCGTTCATGCCGCCACCATAGCACTAACCGGGCATTGGCATCATCTCAGGGTACAAGAACTCGCCCTAAGTTCTAACGGTGGCTCACGCTACTGGGTACAAGCACCAACAATGGATGCCGGGTCTAACTGGTATCGTCTAACCTCGGGCGAAGACAGCCAGCCAGGTATAGCAGTATTCGAACTACACGCGGGCAAACACTTCACAGGCACAGTACAAAAGCTATAAACTAAACACGATTCAATCATTAAAGGTTGCGCTAACAACTGAAGGATTGGGGTGTCCCGGTCGGGGTTGAATCATTAGCAAGGATAGTAGCCCAACGAGTAGAGGCAAGCCACCAACGGCCGTCAGAGTAAGTGCAAGTCTTACCTATCCGCAACAGAAGGGAACACCATGCCGTTATACAACTACACTTGCAAGACGTGCAACCTAACATCGGTCATCACCCGATCAATACACGACACAGAAGTTATACCCGAATGCCTCAAATGCAACAAGCCAATGGCAAGACAATACAACAGCCCCGCCGTAGCCTTCAAAGGTACAGGCTTCTACACAACAGACAAACGCTAGATGGCAACAACCAAATTCCGTAGACCATGCATCGAGTGCGGGCAACTAGGCAACCCCGGCGAGTCACGCTGCCCAATACACCGCATAGACAAACGGAAACTATACAACAGCCAATACGCCAAAGATGCAGCAATGGTTAGGGCATTAGCAACCAACTGCCACCTATGCGGAGAAGGCGCAAGGGCAGACGACCCCTGGACAGCCGACCACATAGTCGCAAGCGACCCGGCAAGCCCCCTAGCAGCCGCCCACAGGTCATGCAACAGCCGTAGAGGCAACCAAGCACTCTAACCGCTACGATTCGACCGGGGGTGGGTCATTTCAACGCAAATATTTGGTACACAGAAGACCCCGAAACTTATTTCTGCACATCCGCAGTTGAAACCTTTGGGGTTTGGTTAGACTAGGAGCATGGGAAATCCTTCGAAACCAGCCGAGTTGAAATTGATGCAGGGCAATCCGGGTAAGCGTGCTATGCGTTTGAATGATGCTATTGCCCCGCTTGATTATGGGTATGTTGAACCTATTCGCCCGCTTGGTGTTGTGGGTAAACAGTTTTGGGATTCGGTGTTTGGTGCTGGCGAGTTGTGGATAAGTATTAAGACTGATACGCAGTTGGTTCAGTTGGCTTGTGAGTTGTTGGATCGGCGCGAGGTGTTGCGTGAAGCTTGGGCGGCTAATCCTGTGGATAGGCCTACGAATATGAGTTTGTTGGAAACTGAGAAGCAGATTGTTGCGGCATTTTCTTTGATGGGTTTCAGTCCGTCTGACCGTACGCGTTTGGGTTTGGTTTCGGCTAAGACTAAATCGAAGCTTGAAGAACTGCTTGCTAAGAAGGCTGAGAAGGCTAATGCACAGTAGTTGGCCGCCGCGTTGGCTTACGCCTGTTGCGCCGGATGCTTTGGCTCGTGGCGATGGTGAGTTTGCTGCCGAGTTTGCAGAAGCTTTTGGTTCTATTGGTAAGGATGGTATTGCCGGGCGTGCTGGTCAGGCATTGGAGTTGCGACCTTGGCAGCATGAGTTGTTGAAGCATCTTTACGCGCGTGATGAGCAGGGCGGGCTTATGGCTCAGACGGCTTTGATTGGGATGCCGCGTAAGAATGGCAAGTCGGCTTTGTCGTCTGCTGCTATTGGCCTTTATAGTTTGATTGCCGAGGGCATTGGCGGTGGCGAAGTGATTGCTGTTGCTGCGGAAAAGGAACAGGCTCGCATTGTCTTTGGCGAGGCTAAGCGCATGGTTGAGAATAGCGAACTGTCTTCGATGGTTACGTTGTATAAGGATTCGATTTATGTTCCCGCTACGTCTAGTGTCTTTCGTGTTGTTTCGGCCGAGGCTTATTCTAAAGAAGGTTTGAACCCTAGCCGCGTCATTATGGATGAGTTACACGCGCATAAGAACCGTGAACTGTTCGACGTATTTTCTTTGGCTATGGGTAACCGTGGCAAGATTGGCCAGTTGGTTGCGATTACAACTGCCGGGGTTAAGTCTGATATGACGGGGCAAGACTCTATTTGTTACAGTCTTTACCAATACGGCCAAAAGGTTGCCCGCGGTGAAATCATTGACCCGGCATTTTTCATGGCTTGGTGGGAAGCAAACCCGGATGCGGATCACCGTTCGCGCGATGCATGGATTGAAGCGAATCCTGGCTTCGACGATATCGTTTCTGAAGCCGACTTTGTTTCGTCTATTCGCCGCACCCCTGAAGCCGAGTTTCGCACGAAGCGTTTAAACCAATGGGTAAGTTCACAGATTAGTTGGTTGCCGAATGGCACTTGGGAAACTCATGCAGAACCCCGCGAGTTGACAGACGACGACGAGATTATGCTCGGCTTCGACGGCTCATTCTCAGGCGATGCGACTGCAATCGTTGGTTGCACCATTCCCAAAGATGACGAGAAACCGTATGTGTTTATGGTCAAGGCGTGGGAAAAAAACGACCAGTTCCACGATGACACTTGGAGAGTGCCTATTCAAGAAGTCGAACAGACCATCATTGATTTCTGCGCAACGCATAAGGTTCGCGAAGTTGCCTGTGACCCGTACCGTTGGCAACGCAGCATGGAAGCCCTAGCCGATGTTGGTATTCCTATTGTCGAATATCCGTCTACTAGCGCTAAGCGAATGGTTACTTCGTGCGCAAAGTTCTTCGACTATGTGACCGATGGCCGGATGCATCATGACGGTAACCCGATGCTCACCCGCCACTTGTCTAACGCTGTCACCAAGTCGGATGCGCTTGGCGTTCGCATCGTAAAAGAAAATCGTGCAAGTAGTCGCCGCATCGACTGTGCCGTTGCAGCCATCCTTGCCTTAGACCGTGCAACTAGCGGTAGACTAGAAACGCAGGTTGTACCTGAGTTCTTTTCTTTTTAGGTAGGTATGTTGAAAGCTACGATTCTACAAGCCGCCGGGGTTGCGGTTGTGGCGCTCGGTGTTGGCCTTTGGTTTATCCCCGCTGGCGTTATTGTCGCTGGCGTGGGCTTGGTTTTGTTTGGTCTAGCTTTGGAGCGTAAGTGATGCTTGGTCGTCTTGGTAACTCTTTTGAAGGCGCTGAAGAACGCGCGATTTCATTTCAGTCTATTTGGGGTGCTGGCGATTCTCTCGCTTGGCAATCTGACTCAGGCGCGAACGTAACCCCGAATTCTTCTTTCGGCATTACCGCCTTTTATGCAGCCGTAAACCTTATCTCGGGAACTATCTCAACGCTGCCATGCGATACGTTTGTGCGCAAGAATGGTACGCGCGAATACTACCGCCCGAAACCAGCCTGGGTACAGAAGCCAGATATCGACCTCGTATCAGGTCAAGCGTTCTGGCAGCAGACCCTTATTAGCCTTCTCGTTTGGGGCAACTCATACACTCGCATTTTCCGCGACCCTGAAACCCTAGAGATTGTCAACCTTGTCGCCCTCGATCCAACGCTTGTGAACGTTACTCGTTCTACCGCAACTGGCCGCAAGGTATTCCACTACCAGGGCGAAGAAAACAAAAGCCTAACCGCTAACGAAGTTCTTCACATCACCGATGTACTTCTACCAGGTGCGCTAACTGGCAAGGGTCGCGTTGAAGCGCTAAAAGAATCTTTTGGTTTGTCTATCGCTTTGCAAGCGTTTGCTGCTCGCTTCTTTGGTGGCGGCATTCAGACCTCGGGTGTTATTGAATATCCGGGAACTCTTGCTAAGGAACAAGCTCGCGCATTGGTTGAAGGTTTCGACTCACGTCACACCGGATACCGCAAGGCTCACCGCACCGGAATTCTCACGGGTGGCGCTAAGTACACTAAGACTGGTTCAACGCCAGACGAGGCACAGATGGTGCAGAGTCGCGAGTTCGCGGTTCTAGAGGTTGCTCGTGCTTTCCAAATCCCGCCAGTTCTCTTGGGCGTTCCAGGCACTTCATCTTATTCGTCGGCTGAACAGCAGTCGCAGGATTTTGTTACGCACTCGCTTCGCCCGTTTGTGGAGAAACTAGAACAGGGTTTCTCTAGCCTTCTACCACAAGGCGTATTCATTAAGTGGAATCTCGATGGTTTGGTTGAAGCTGATTTCGCAACCCGTATGCAGGGTTACTCAGTAGGCGTGCAGGGCGGCTGGCTGTCCATCAATGACATTCACCGTCTAGAAGATTTGCCACCTGTTGACGGTGGCGACACTTACCGTGTACCGCTAGCAAACGTGAACTTGAATGCTGCCGAATTGTCTTCGACTGAAATCAAGGTGAAGATGGCTAACGATATGATTCTTGCTGGTTTCGATCCGGTAGAAACTTTGAAGGCTTTCGACTTGCCTGTTATCCCGCACTCAGGCGTTCCATCGGCTAAGTTGCAGCAGGTTCAGAACATCGACCCTAACGCGCCAGATACCGTTTATAAGGGCAACTAATGAGCGCTATCTCTAACGGTACTTTGTTTGTTGGTACTAGCCCTGTACAAATCGATGGCAATTCTAACGGCTGGTCGCATATCCACATTCGCAATAATGACACGACTAAAACTTTGTACATCGGTAATAGCGCTTTGACTACTGCTAACGGTTTGGCATTGGATAAGTTGGCAACTATCGATTTCGATATCCCGCCTGGCATTTCTTTCAACATGGTTACCGATGCTGGCACTTGTTCTGTTTCATGGCTAAGGATTGACCACTAATGCCTTACTACATTTCAGATAAGCAAGCGGATTGCAAAGGCTGGGCTGTTATCAAGCTCGAAGATAACAAGCCTGTAACTGTTGCGTGTCACGAAACTAAGCAAGATGCAACAGACCAAATGATTGCTGTTTCTATGGCTGAAGGTCTACGCCCGATGGGGCAATTCTTTGCAGGTACTTCTGGCGAAGGTCGCGACGGTGGCGACGGTAACAACCAGGTACTTATTTGCGATATCGACGATACCCTGATTCACAACGGTATGTTAATTGCCGATACCGCCGATTTTGTTGCGCAACAAAACGTTGGCATCATGCTAGTTACCGGCCGCTTAGAAGCAGACCGTGCGCAGACTGTCGCGCAATTGGCTAAACTAGGAATGGATTACGATCATCTTTACATGAACAACCTCGGTAGTTCTGCAAAGTCGATTGAATTCAAAAAGAATACTGCACAAGAACTACTCAAGAATTACGATGTGACTCTTGCGATTGATAACGATGGCGGTGCGCGCGCGGCTTATGCGTCGCTGGGCATTCCCGTCATTGACCCGACCCGACTACCTGTAAAGCGTGAAATGAATCCAGCAGACCAGTATCCAGCCGTAGACGACAGCACTACCCTTAATGGCGTGGCGGTCTTGCCATGCACCAAAGAAGACTTAGCACTACGCCTAAAGGACTTGCTCGGCGATACCGTTAATTTCAAGTTCCTTGCTCACGGCTTCCATTGGAACGTACGCGGTGTTAACTTCGCGCAGTACCACGAATTTTTTGGTGAAATTTACACCGATGCAAATGATGCTATTGACCCGATTGCGGAGAACATTCGCAAACTCAATTTCGATGCCCCTATCAAGCTGAGCGATTACCTAGAGTCTGTCGATGAAATCGAACCTACCGATTCAAGCGATCCGCTAGAGATGTGCCGTTCTTTGTACATGGCTAACGAGGATGTTTTGGAATCTGTCGTTCACGCTTTGCAGATTGCCAACGAACTTGATGAGCAGGGTATTGTTAATTTCCTAGCCGAGCGCCAGGATGCTCACGCTAAAAACCAATGGCAACTGCGCGCTATCGTCGGCGATTCTTTTGCCAAGAACTACCAGGTCGATGTTCACGCTGTGGCAGAAGGTCAGACTGGCGAAGGCAATGAAAAGCCAGCCGAGATTGATACCACCCCGGCTAACGCCACCCCTAACGTAAACGTAAACGCCGATGGTACGCCTATGGTGCAGATGAACTCAACCGCTACCAAGTGGGCTAAGGCGGCCGAGATGATTGTTCGCAAGCTCGAGCCTGTTCAAGAAGTGCCATTGTCTGAAGAACGCGGTTCAAAAATTGAAACCCGCGTGAACCATGTCGACGTAGAACTACGCGCGACTAGTGCAGACGGTATGACTTTCGAAGGTTATGCCAGCGTATTCAACAGCCCTTCAGAACCTATCGGTGGCAAGTTCACCGAGTATGTTGCACCGGGCGCTTTCAAGCGTTCACTTGCCGCGCGTAACGATGTAAAACTTTTGTGGAATCACGACACCGGGCAAGTACTTGGTTCTACCCGTGCTGGCACTTTGCAGTTGGTCGAAGACGCTCACGGTCTAAAGGCGATTGCTACTTTGCCAGATACGCAACTTGGCCGCGATGCTGCAACTCTTATCAAGCGTGGCGATGTCGCTAACATGAGTTTTGGTTTTAGCGTTCCGGCAGGTGGCGATGCTTGGTCTAGCGATGGTCAGACTCGCACTCTAAACAGCGTTCGTTTGCACGAAGTGAGCATCGTTGCTTTTCCGGCCTACCAGGCAAGCACCGCTAACGTACGCGCAGAAGTTCGTTCACTAGACGCAGACCTTCTAACCGATGGTCTAACCAAGTTGGAGAACGGCGAAGACCTGACCCCGGCAGAAGCAGAAGCGTTAACTGGCGTAGTTGCTAAACTAACTAAGACGGAAAAAGTCGAACAGTCTTTGGATCTCCTAAAGGCTAAACTCACCCTTCAAGCAAAGGCTATCTAATGGCAACCAAAGAAGAAATTCTTAACGCAGTCAAAATCGTTGGCGACTTCGCGGGCAACCCTGATTCTGGGATTGTTGCACAGTTGCTAAAGGATTTGGAATCTTCAACAAGTGCGACCAAAGAAGTTCGCACCGTTGATGCAAAAGAAACCCGCTAACTTCCCATAGCGTTTCTTTCCCCCGCCGGTCTTACCCTTTTCCCGGCGGGGGTTCTTTTTACCCTGTGCATGGTGTCGTATAGACTTTAAGTAATGCTTATGCGTTAGCGCGTGGCAGGTCTGTTCTGCGTCAACGCGACAGGTTTATTCCCTATTTATTTCATTCAGAAGAAAGAAGACAATTATGTCTGAATTCCTAAAGGCTCAGGTTGAACTGCGCCAGAAGGCTTGGCACGAAGCCAAGGCAATGCTGGATGTTGCAGAGTCAGAGAAGCGCGAGCTTACTGGCGAGGAGTCGGCAAAGTTCGCTGAAATTTCGGCAGACCTAGACAAGCGTGCAGCATTCATTACCGAGGCAACCAAGATGGCTGAGCGCGAAGAACGTGCTGCTGCTGCATCAAACGGTTTCATCGTTCCAGAGGGTCGCTCAAGCGACGCTGACCAGATTCGTGCAATGGCTCGCGGCGAGGCTCGTTCATTCGAGTTTGGTCACGAAAAGCGTGCAGGTCTAGTACCGTCAACCACCGGCGCGCCAGTTCCTACCTCGTTCTATGACCAGGTTATTACTGTTGCTAAGTATGTTGGCCCTATGCTGTCAACCTCGACCATGCTTCGCACCGCATCAGGTGAGCCGCTTCAGATTCCTTCACAGGCAACTTACTCGGCTGGAACTCAGACCGCAGCAGGTTCTGTACTATCTGAGTCTGACCCTACCTTCAACGCGTTCAAGACCCTTCAGTCTTGGAAATACGGCGGTATTATTACTGTTGCACGCGAGCTTCTAGAAGACACCGGTGTCGACCTTCTTGGTTTCCTATCAGACCAGATTGGTGTTGGCCTTGGTGCTTCAGTTAACGCTGCCCTAACCAACGGTACTGGTACTACTCAGCCAACCGGTATTGCTGTTGCAGCATCAACCGGCGTAACTGGTGGAACTGGTGTTACCGGTGCATTCACCGCCGACAACCTAATTGACCTCGTTTACTCTCTTGACACTCTTGCACGTCGTCGCCCTGGCGCTGGCTTCATGATGAACAAGACTGCTATCTCAGCAGTTCGTAAGCTCAAGGACAACTACGGCCGCTACATCTTCGAGCCAGCCCTATCGGCTGACAAGACTGACCTATTGCTTGGTTACTCAATCGCTGAGAACCCTGATCTAGCTTCTGCTGGAACTGGCGTTACCTCGGTTCTATTCGGTGACCTTGCATCGTACTACGTTCGCGAAGTAGGCGGCATCCGTCTAGACCGCAGCGACGACTACGCTTTCGCAAACGACCAGGTGACTTTCCGTTACACCTGGCGTGGCGACGGCAACCTAATCCAGCCAAGCCACATCAAGGGCTTCAAGGGCGGCGCAAGCTAAACCCTGTTTTAGGTTAAACAGACTGAACCCCCCAAGGTGCGTAGGCCTTGGGGGGTTCTTCTATTTGCGCGAAGGGGGTTCGCGCTCATAAGATTAGATTACAACGAAAGGGCTACAAATGGCAAAAGGTACAATCTCTTGGTTTTCTAATTCTCCAGAAGCAACTACTGGTTATGGTCAACAGACTAACCAGGTTGTGAAGCGTTTGAAGCGTGACGGGTACGATGTTGCAATCCTTAGCAACTATGGTCGCGAGGGTTCTATCGGCGATTGGGATTCTGGCGAAGGTTTGGTTCGTGAGTATCCTAAGGGTGCGCAAGCCTATTCGCAGGATGTGACCCCGTTGAATCATGCGCATTGGTCTGCGGAACATCCAGGCCAGCCAAATGTTTTGATTACTCTTTACGATGCTTGGATTCTCGAGGGTCGCAAGTATGACGAAATGAATATTGCGTCTTGGATTCCTGTGGATCATTATCCTTGCCCGCCTAAGGTTTTGGCGTGGGCTGCTAAGGATTCTGTGACCCCTATTGCTATGAGCCGGTTTGGGCAGAAGGCTATGCAGGATGCGGGCGTTGAAGCCGAGTATGTGCCGCACGCTATCGAACCTGTGTTCACGCCTACGCCTATGATTAATGGCATGACTGGCCGTGAGTATCTTGGCCTTGCCGAAGATGATTTCATCGTTGGCATTTTTGCCGCCAACAAGGCTAATGGTTTGGTTCACCGTAAGGCGTTGGCCGAGAACATTTTGGCGTTTGGTATTTTCGCTAAGGATAAGCCGAATGCAAAACTGTATTTGCATATGGATATGTTTGGCGTGTTTGGTGGATGGAATATTCCTGATTTGCTTGAAGCTTGCGGGCTAACTCACGACCAGGTTGTTCTTGTAGACCAGGTTGCATACCGTTACGGTTTGGGGCAAGATGTGCTTGCTGGCTTGTACACGGCTTGTGATGTTTATCTAGGTACTTCGCTTGGTGAAGGTTTTGGCATTCACACTATCGAGGCGCAAGCTTGTGGCACGCCTGTTATTGTTTCTAACTTTGCTGCGTCAAAGGAACTTGTTGGCGATGGCTGGCTTGTTGATGGGCAGCCGTTGTGGGATCATCACCAAAAGTCTTGGTTCAATGTGCCATCTATTCCAGGTATTGTTGATGCTTTGCAGAATGCCTTTGCGCGCCCGCGTGAGCGTTCTCAGAAGGCGTTGGACTTCGCTGCCGAGTACGGCGCGGATGTTGTCTATGAAACCTACTGGAAGCCGCTGCTAGCAAAGTTGCTTAAGTGATTCCTGTTGTTGGTTTCGCTACGCTGAAACGGTTTGACCTTGCAGACCGTTTACTTGCTTCGATTGATTACCCGGTTGAGAATCTGGTTATTGTTGACAACTCGGGGCTTGGGGATTGGAATCCTGAGAAGCCTGTTTGGGTTGTCAATATGTGGATTATCCGTGTACCGTTTGGGCTGGGTTTAACAGGCGCTTGGAATCTCATTGTCAAGTCAACACCCTATGCCCCGTATTGGGTTCTTATTAATGACGATGCTTGGTTTGCTCCTGGGTCGCTCAAGCTCATTGAAGAAAACGTTGATACCGAGGCTTTGAACTTTGCGTTGATAGAACCTAAATGGTCTGCCCCTATTTTCGGCGAAGGCATGGTTCGTGAAGTTGGTCTTTATGATGAGCGCTTTTATCCGTTGTATTACGACGATAACGATCTTGAACGTCGCGTGAATTATCACGGCGTAAGAACGCATTACATTCCCGCGGTGATTCATCACGAAAACAGTTCGACACTTGCCAGCGGTTTCAATAAGGTAAATGAAAAATCTTTCGCGGCTAATAGTTTTCTTCATTCGAAGAAGGTTGCCGAGGATGATTACACAGAGGGCAATTGGTCGCTAGATATTAGAAGGGCTAACCGATGGGATTGATAGTTTACACGGGCGGCTCGTTCGACCTGTTTCATTCAGGCCACGTTGCGTTTCTCAGACGTTGCAAAGAACTAGCCGGGAAACATGGGCGCGTTATCGTGTCATTAAACACCGATGAGTTCATCCTTGCCTATAAGGGCAAAGGCTTAGTTATGAACTATGCCGAGCGTGAAGCGGTTCTTGAAGCTTGCCGTTATGTCGATTTTGTTATGCCTAACTATGACGGCGCAGATAGTAAAACCGCGATTGAAGCCGCATCTCCTGATTTAGTTGTTATCGGTTCTGATTGGGCTAGGCGTGACTACTATAAGCAAATGGGGTTTACGCAAGATTGGTTAGATGAAC